TAAATGGCTAGCAAACATATGGGGCATGGGTCAAATACAGATAGCACAAGCAGTGCCAGAAACATATAGATATGTTGCAGGGTACGTTACAAAAAAAATGTACGAAATAGACGGAATAAAGGCAAACGCATACTATGAACTAGGGCAACAAAAACCTTTTGCATGTATGAGTCTCAAGCCAGGCCTGGGAGACCACTATTACCAAGAACACAAAGCAGAAATATGGAAGCAAGGCTATATCCAATGCACAAACGGAAAACACGCACAAATTCCACGTTATTATGAAAAAATGATGGAAGCTGAAAACCCACAAAGATTGTGGAGAATTAAGCAGAACAGACAAGAAGCAGTCATAGCAGAAAACAGGCTTAAGTATGAAAACGCAGACTTTACGGAACAGTGCAAGACAAAAGAAAGAGTAATCAAGAAACAAACAAAGAAAAAAGGGACACTTTAACAGTGTCATGGTGTCACCTAGCCCAGTGCCTATCAAGTAAGCACTGGGCTTTTGTCGTTTAAAGACTCCATATATCAGACTATTCAGTCTATCAAATAATCTAATTCACACGTGCACGCACGCGCGATAGCGCGCACGCGCGCACGCGCGATAGCGCGCACGCGCGCACGCGCGATATAATATTAACTTGTTGTAGACGTAGTAGTAGGCAATGTGGAAAAGTTGATAAGTACTAAAATTTAACGTTAAAGCGTAAATAAATAACAAAAAACAATGTTGAAAGATTTGTTGAAAAAATGTTAAAATGTTGAATGTTCGTCAAAATGACGAAAATCATTGTGCAATATTTTGTTGAAAAGCTGTTGAAAATGTTGAAAGTGTTAAAAACGCGCACAGCGCTAAAAAGGAATGGATTAAGCCGAGCTCCGCATGCGCTACGCACGGCAAGGCGCTAAAGCGCCATTCAAGCCAAAAAAACAATTGACAAGCGACAAAAAAGATGATACAATCAAAACAGAAAGCGAGGAAACAGCCATGAGCATTAAAAGCTACATTGTAGAAACTGACGGAAATGTAAAGCTTGCAAAATACTTCAAAGTAAAAGAATTTGCATGTAAAGACGGCAGTCCGGTAGTATTCATAGACGACTACTTGTATAGTGTTCTGGACATCCTGCGAAATAAGTTAGAAAAACCGGTCATCATCACCAGCGGATACAGAACACCAGAGTGGAACACAAAATGCGGGGGAGCAAAATACAGCTATCATATGCGCGGTATGGCAGCAGATATCCGAGTAAATGGAATGAGTGCAAAAGAAATTGCCAACGAACTGAATGCAATCGTCCCGGATGAATGCGGCATTATCGTATACAAAAGCTGGGTGCACTTTGATGTACGAACCAGCAAGTACAGAAAGGGGGTATAAAATGGCACTGATTTCCATTAAAGACATCAAGCAGGCAATCCGCATCATGATGCAGATTCTGGAAAAACTCGACGAAATCTATCATGCGCTGCACGATAGCATCAACGAAAAAGAAAAGGAGTGAACCGTGATGCACAAAACATGGAACGTAAGAGACCAGACCAAAGAAGCGCTTGAAGAGATGCTAACTCGAAAATACAAAGAAATCGATGGCGAATACAAAATGCTTCGCAAAATATCTAACGTCGAAGACGCAAAAAAAATGCTTGACGAAATATGGAGAATGAAGAGTTTTGCAAACGCAATCGAAATGGAACTTGTAAGAAGGGAGTATACCAATGGCACAACATCGTAAGAGGATGAACGGCGCAAAAGACCGCCGCATGTTTAACGTAACCGCACGAAAAACCAAAACAATCAACCTTAGCCAGAAGCCTATGCGCGGTGGCATCCGGCTGTAAAAGAAAGGAAAGTAGATATCATGAAGCATGAATATTTTGGCGTATGGGACAGTGTAGCAAAGTGCTACGCATGGGTAGGCGAGAGCAAGAACAGTGCAACCTTTGCACGCATGTGCAACGTGATGGCAAAGGACGAAAAGACCTTCATTGGGCAGAGTCCACAGGACTACACCGGTTTCAAGCTAGCAGTATTTGAAGACGAGCTCGGCACGTTCACGAACGACACAGAAAAGGTGTGGGAGGGTAAGCCGCATGAATAAACGATATGAAGAAGGGCGAAAGCCCTTCTTTTCAAAATCAGGAGAAAAATTTCAAAAACAATACGTCTGGACAAAAGACGAAAAAGGGCAAGAAGTGCTGCAAGAGACCGAACCAATCGACATCCAACAGGAAATTGAAAGCTATGCGGACGAATGCGACATCAAAAGCATTGTCAGAAAGGCAAGTTTTGACCCGCAATTCATGAAAAGCCTGTCACAAGGAGCACTAAACGGAACAGAAGTGGATATCACCGAATTTCCGCAAAACATTCACGAGTATCATCGCATGATTGCGACCGCACAAGCAAACGCAATGAAGCTTGAAGAACTGCAAAAAAAGGCAGAAGAAAAGGCAGAAGAAAAAGTAGAAAAAGAACCTGAAACAAAAACTAAAGAAAAGGAGGAAAAAGAGTGAATCGAAACAACGAACGGCACTTCAACCAAATCCCAGAAATGAAAGCGAGCCGAACACGGTTCAACCGAGACCAGACGGTTTTAACAACGTTCGATTCCGGCAAGCTGATTCCATTCTATGTTGACGAGGTATTACCGGGCGATACCTTCAACGTGGATACAGCAGCAATCATACGAATGAGCACACCGAAATACCCGGTGATGGACGATGCATTCATTGACTTCTACTATTTCTATTGTCCTAACAGAATTCTGTGGGACAACTTCAAATACTTCATGGGAGAAGTAGAAGCAACACCATGGATGCCAAAAAAAGAATACGCAGTGCCGAAAATCAAAATCAAAGGAACGGACGCAGCACCAAAACCAAACGAAAGATCCATACTGGACTATATGGGAGTGCCGACCAAAATTAAAAAAGAATTTAGCATTAACGCACTACCCATAAGAGCGTATGTAAAAATCTGGAATGAATTTTTCAGAGATGAAAACGTAGATAACGTAGCAACGTTAAAAACAGACGATGCAAACGTAGACTACGAATTTGGAAATGAAGATTGGGTGCAAGAAGCAGAAAACAACGCGTACAAAGGCGGAAACCTGTTACCTGTAAACAAATTTCACGACTACTTCACAAGCTGTCTGCCTTATCCTCAGCGCGGGCCGGCAGTAACGCTGCCGATGGAAGGTAATGCACCGGTATTTGGATATAACACCATCCAAGATACCGCCAAAATAACAGATAAAATAATCCTAAACCAGCCGTGGCCGGCAAACGGCACAACGAACTTTACAAACACGGAAAAAGCGGGAAAACTGACAGGAAAAGGCACAATTGAAGGAGGTAACTACACCGCAGAAGCATTCCTAAAAGCAGACCTTAGCAGTGTAACCGCAGCAACGATCAACGACTTAAGAAAAGCCGTAGCAGTACAGCAGTACTACGAAGCGCTCGCACGAGGCGGCAGCAGATACCGCGAACAGGTACAAGCACTGTGGAATGTAACTATCAGCGACAAAACGATACAGATTCCAGAATACCTGGGCGGCGGCAGATATCACGTCAATATCAACCAAATCGTGCAGACAGCGGCAAACGATATGTCACCGCTGGGCGAAACTGGTGCAATGTCAGTAACGCCGATAAACGAAAGCTCTTTTACCAAATCTTTTGAAGAGCATGGATTTGTAATTGGTGTCTGTTGTGTGCGACACAATCGCAGTTATCAGCAAGGCTTGGAACGTTTCTGGAGTCGAGAAGACAGACTAGACTACTATGTACCGCAGTTTGCAAATATAGGCGAACAGCCCGTAAAGAAAAAAGAAATCATGTTGACCGGCACGGCAACGGACGAAGAAACATTCGGCTATCAGGAGGCCTGGGCGGACTACCGAATGAAACCAAACCGGGTAAGCGGCCTCATGCGAAGCAACGCAACAGGCACGTTAGATTTCTGGCACTACGCAGACAATTATTCAACCGCACCGACACTATCGCAAGACTGGATGGAAGAAGGCAAGAACGAAATTGCACGCACACTCGTTGTGCAGAATGAGCCGCAATTTTTCGGAGCTATCCGCGTAGCAAACAAAACCACAAGACGGATGCCGTTGTACAGCGTACCGGGCTTGTACAAGCTGTAAGAAAGGAGGAAGCCCGGAGAAATCCGGGCTATTTTTAAATGTCAATACTAGGAGCAATCGGAGCGGCCGGAAAAGCAGTAGGTAGCTGGTTTGCAAATAATCCACAAGTAATAACAAGCGCGTTAACACTAGCTGGAAAAGGACTAGCAAGTCAGTTTGGGCAAACGTCAGACAGCCAAAGCCAGGGATGGAATCAAAGCCAAAGCCAAGGCGCTGGCACAAGTTCGTCAACAAGTGAAGGCGGCACAAACGACGAACAAATCATGAAGTATCTAGACCGCTTCTATAACTGGCAAGGAGGGCAAAACGCATTCCAGAGCAAAACAAACCGTCAAAACATGTTAATGCAGATGGGCTATAACACGTTAGGAGCAATCCAACAGGGCATTTACAACCACATCGAGCAAAATGCTGCAATGAGTTACAACAGTGCAGAAGCACTAGCAAACCGAAATTTCCAAGAACGCATGAGCAATACAAGCTATCAACGCGCCGTGGAAGATATGCGAAAAGCAGGGTTAAACCCTATCTTAGCATTTGCAAACGGAGGAGCAAGCACACCGGGAGGCTCCGGAGCAACAATTACAGGCGCAAGCATGGGAATGCCAACATCAAGCGCACTAGGCGTATCAACGATGAATGGCAACGTGCCGACAAGCTATTACAGCAAGTCAGAAAGCAATTCACAATGGTATCAGCTTGCAGAAGCCGTAGGCAGCCAAATGAGCAGAAGCTATAGCAGCCCAAAACAATTAACAGAAGATTTGCTGAAAACCTACAGGCAAATGCAAAAGACAGAAAGCACTGTGCCAGGAGCGGCCGGCGGCGCTGGAAGAAACAAGCCAAAAACAGGAGAAAGCCGAGAAATGAAACCGCAAGACAAAACAGGATCATACGGAGAAAAGAGAAAGCCAGGTGATTATCTAAGATGAGTTGTTACAAGCCGTTAATAAGGCTGTACAACCCGGAAAATAAAAACATAAGCGGGCGGGTGTATTCACTTGCCCGCTTTTCTAAAATAATCGGGAAACAGCTCAAATATGAAGATTTGATGTTTAGAAAAGATGTCATGCTAATACCATGCGGGCAATGCATCGGATGCAGAATAAGACAAAGAGAGGACTGGACAACACGTATAGAATTAGAAGCACGAGATTATCCAAGAGAAGAAGTTTGGTTTATCACACTCACGTATGACGACGATCACGTACCAGGCATGATAGTAAAAACAGGCGAAATCATGCGAAAAGTACAATACGTCTGGAAACCGGGAGAGAAGCGCCCTGAAAGCGTCCAAACTTTGCTGTATACTGATGTTCAAAAATTCTTAAAAAGGCTCAGAAAGGCTTATAGGGGCAAATTACGCTATTTTGTAGCAGGAGAGTACGGAGAACAGACAGCTAGGCCACATTATCATATGATACTATATGGATGGCAACCAACAGACCTAGAACAACTATACAAGATACAACACAACGGATATTTCACAAGTAAATGGCTAGCAAACATATGGGGCATGGGTCAAATACAGATAGCACAAGCAGTGCCAGAAACATATAGATATGTTGCAGGGTACGTTACAAAAAAAAT